ATATATATATGAATAATAATGCACATGCAACACGAAGTGTATTATTTAAAATTGTTTGATTTCTACTAAATAAATCTGAATTTATATATTTAAACTAATATTTTTAAAAAATTTCATTCATTGATTCGTATAAATATGGCATTGATTCACGAGCTGGTTCGGAAACCATTGTAATGGCAGTTAATATATGTTTTGCACCGATTTTACGGTCTTCTTCATCTATGCCACTATACAATATGTTTTCGAATACTATTATACATATTCGTTGTAAATCAGATATACTTCTAATATTATCATTTCTATATATTTCAGTAAATAATCCATCAAATGGATTATGAAAAGGTGATATATTATTCTTTAATTCATTAGATAAATTACCTCTAAAATTCCATAATTCAAATATAACCTGAAATAATCTGATATTTTGAACAATGGTTAAATCATTAAACCATCCGACATGAGAATAATTCCCTAAATTATCTATCTCAATAAATAAATTTATTATACGTTGTTCAATTGGAATTTCACGTGCAGTTGACAATATATCTAGTCGAATATGATGTTCAGGGGTTAATACAATGTTACGAATAGTTGGATTATATACATGGTATGTAGACACTGCAACATTCGTCACAATTGGTTGTCTACGATTTACGTTTATAATGTCTCTGATAAATGAACTATGTCTACGGCGATTTATATACAAAAATGTGTTTATTCGTTGTGTTTTATATATGATATTTTCTGCATTAAATATCGAACATGTTATTAAAGTTGAACTAAATAACCTGACAATCATTGCGATTTGTGATTTGCTTATGATTTCTCGATTATATGGATTTTCGAATACATTGTTTTTTGAAATCATCTGAATTAATGATATTATATTGAATCCGTATACAAATCCTGCACTATCAGCATAACTATAAAAATATTCACATGGAATTTCTGTTAAATTGTCTAATGTTATAAAATCATTGCAATTTACACACATTTTACGGTTTTTTAATGCGGGTCCACGGAGACGCATCATGTTAGTAACTATCCATCTACGTACATTTCTTTGGATTATAGATACATTAAATATTTTGTTAAATGTGCATAATATCCTTTCTATTAATATAGGCTTGGTTCCGGATATTTTTAATCGATGCAATTTACACATTTGTTTTAACTCTATCAATTTATACGACTTCAATGTTATATTATGATTTATATGATTGTCATATGTTAGAGGTAGGTTGACTGGTTTCATTTTTATTGGATTACGTTTACACTTTGGTTTTATATTTATGCTATTCATACATATACTAACTATATTATTATTATACATTATATTATTTTTATATAATTTTAGGCAAACCATATATTATAATTTTATATGATAATCATCACATTTATATGCATTCAATATTTAGATTTATAGTTATACTTATGTTATGTAAAATTATTTATTTTTTTCTTTATAATTTTCAACTGCATTTTTAATCGCATAATCAGTCAGCATGCTACAGTGCAATTTGGGTTGGGGTAACTTTAAATATTTACCAATGCCAATATTATTAATTAATATCGCTTTATCTATATGCATTCCGTGTAATAATTCTGTTGCAAATGACGAAGATGCAATTGCAATGCCACATCCCAAAGTTTTAAAAACGGCTTTTTCAATAATTCCCTCATTATTTACTTTAATTTGCACTTGTAATGTATCTCCGCATACTGGAGACACAACTAATCCTGTTCCAATGTTTATATCTTTTTTATTTAATTTGCCTAAATTTCGTGGGTTTTCATAATGGTCAATTACCTCACTGTGATATGATGCAATAACATTATTCCTAATGTATAATACACTTCTAGTAGATAAATAATTCTTTATTAACATTATTATATTATGTATTAATATAATAATTGGTTACACCATTTATGACCAGTAACATTAGGGGTTATATGTATTCAATATTGAGAACCATTGTATTTATGTTATAATATTATGGTTCTCAATTATTATCATTATCTATAATATATCGTTCAGATTTACACCATTATGCTGTTAATAATTTCAGTATATTTTATTTTTAAAATTATTAGCATAAAATTGATTTAAAGAATTGATTGTATATAATTTATAATAAGTCAAATTAAAACTATAATAAATTAAAACACTACCAAAACTAACTAACAATGTACTCTAAACCTACTACACCAATTGTATTATCTACCAGTGAATGGGACATCAAACAACTTCGTTACATGCAACCGAAGGTTAATGACCGTGGTGGCAAATCAATCAATATCATTAGTTCTCAAACTAATCGCTCACTTCACATTTCTACCCCATTAATGATGACATGGGGAATTGCAGATTTTGTTGATGAGAAAACCGGTGAATCTGATGGTAAATTCAGTATGTCTTTAAATTTTCCAAATTCAGATTATGATACACCTATTACACGTGAATTCCTTGACAAATTAAAGGAGTTTGAAAATCAAATTTTAGATGATGCTGTCAAAAATTCTGAACTGTGGTTCGGTGAAGAAATGTCTCGTGAAGTTGCGAAACATACATTCTTTCCATTCTTAAAATATTCTAAAGATAAATTAACCAAAAAAATCGACCTAAGTAAACCACCATCACTTCGTGCAAAAGTTCCAAACTATAATAACAAATGGGCAATTGAAATTTATGATACTAAACAAGAATTACTATTCCCATGTGATAATGAAAATTATACACCTATGGATTTTGTACCTAAAAAAAGTAATGTTGCATGTGTATTACAATGCGGTGGACTTTGGTTCGGTGGCAAAGGATGGGGCATTACATGGAAGGTAAATCAATGTGTAGTGAAACCAACTGAAGTAATTAGTGTATTTGGTAAATGTCATATCAAATTGTCTACTGATGAAATTCAAAGTATGGACACCACTGCTTCAACTTCAAGTGTTGATGAAAATGATAATAATTTATCAACTCAAACTGTTATCAATACTACGGTTGTAGATAGTGACGAAGAAGTTGAAGAAGAAGTTGAAGAAGAAGCAGTTGTTGTCGAAGAAGAAGAAGACCCAGTTGAAGAAGTTGTTGTCAAAAAAATTATTAAAAAAAAAACAATTGTGAAAGAAGCTGAAGTTCCAATAGCTCCGATTGTTCAAGTTGTTCAAGTACCTAAGAAGAAGGTGGTTAAAAAGAAAATAATTGAATAAATGCAAATAATAAAATAATAAAATAATAAAATAATAAAATAATAAATAATTAATATACATATGAACTCGTAATTTAAATATATTTTTTTTCAATATAAATATATTGAAAAAAATAAAAACCGGTTATTTTATTAACCTACTTAATTTGAATCATTCATATATGACTCGAGTTATAATGATAATACAATGTCTACATATACATCACTTCGAATTGATGTATCATAAATTGAATCAGAATTTATACGCAATATACCTTGTTTAATAAATGAAATTCGTTGTATATCTTTAATGTGCAGAATGTTTATATCCACTATAAAATATTGATTACCACAATTTATCATTATTTTATCCATTTTCCAGATTTCATGAAATTTATAATGTTTTGTTATGTAAATATCATTATTTGCATCTATTTCTACATTCTCTGGCAATTGAGGTATGCATTTTACATATAAATCATTTCCATAATTATCATATACCAATTCATTATGCCACAATGGAATTGCATAGGTAACATTATTATGAACTAACTTATATAAGGTTTCGTTATATATATCGTCGAATGTGGGGTTTAATATAATACATTCACTTATGTTGTTCTTATTTTTTATAATTTCTTCAATTTTACATATAAAATTATTTGTATAATGAAATGCCTCTCGATATTTATGTAAAATGTTATATATTTTTACCAATAATGATTTATCTAAATTTTCCAAATATTCAATCGCTTTATTTTCACATAATGATGACAATTTTTGTATGATTGCATAAAAAATCATAAGATTATCACTTAATTCATCTGCCATTACATCTCTAATAAATGATAAAAATATATTACGAAATTTATATTCAGGCGAATTCAATTCGTCCAATAAATCTATATCAACGTCCATATATCCTTCATATTTCATTAAATATTCATAAGATTCTTGGATTTTGCGAAATTTATCAGATGTATCTATTGATATATTTTTATCAGGATGATATCTCAATGCATTTAATCTATACTGCCGTTTTATGTCATTTTCTACAAATTCTATATTCGGTGACAATTCCAAATACTTACATGCTACATTATAATTCATCGTACTTATTCAATTTATTTATTATATAAAACATAATACTCTCTAAATGGTATATAGGTCGATAATTATTATTGTAATATTTGAAAAATAAATATGTTTTCTCAATTATACGTGTTATGTCTTCTTTTTCTAATAAATTCTTATAAATAAAATAACTTATTATATGCCATAAACATTCAGATACGTCTAAATTATATGTTAATATATTATACAAACTATCACGAAATTCTATATAATTAAATACTGGACAATTACCAGTTACACGTTTTCCATTTAAATCATATTGGAGGGTAGACTCTATGTCTAATATCAATTTGTCACATACTATATTAAATACTTCAATTGGCATCGAATTTGGAGGGATTAAATCAAATGATTTCAATTCCTTTATATTCATAATTTCAGTTTCATCAATTAAATCAAATGTCATTTTGGATTTTCCATTATTTAATTGACATTGGGAAGGTTGATTCATTACATCTGATTTGTTATTATTATGAATATGTGAACATGAAATTCTCTTAAAATAATCATCCAATGGTAAGGATTCTATGTTGATTTTACCATACATATCTTTACTTGGACGTTCGACATGTATGATTTGACATGCATTCACTATACTCGATGGTATAAAACTTATACTCTCTGTTATTATTAAAAACTTAATGTATATGTGTGCATTTGTATGATTGTATTGTTGCATATAACTATAAAAATTATCTAATAACTCTGCATTTATTAAATGGAAATTCTTACATAATATTATACCTACCTTATCTGGTTTCATTGAAATTATATCCACAATTTGGAAAAATATCTCACTCCATAATGTTTTTGAATTACATCCTAACAATGACATATCAATTTCATAATGGATATCACTTATATGATAATTATAAGATTGTTTATCAGTTATTGCTGTTATATGTGTCGCATACTTTAATTTTGTAGGACTATATCGTTTTAAAATATATAGTGATTGTGAATATTTACCTGTTCCCGATGGACCGTATATTATTGCATTCTCAAAATTATCGAGTGTTAATGGTAATTCATTATAAACTGGAACTAATTCAGGATGTAGATTAAAATTTTCTACTGCATTTATATATTCATCTGGGGTAGTTTCGTAATATTTCATTTTTTATAATTATAATCGAGAACTGTCTATATATTTTTTATGTTCATATTCATTTACAATACTAATCTCGGTAAATCTAAAAATGGAATACTATGATAAAATGTTGAAATTACATGCGTTACCATTATTCCGGTGATTGATACATTATTTAATAATGCAAGCTCTATATCAAATAACTTTTGTTCTTGGTTTAGTTTTAATAATATAATTAATATTAGTGTGACTAATATTGAAATTCCACTAGTTGTTTCAAATGTACCTATAACAAATGTTTTTAATGCATTAAATATATTTACAATTGATTTAATTGATAAGTTGAATAATGAAATGTCATTATACATTGAATCACCTATATAGACAATTAATGTAATAATTCCTGATATAATTAATGCATCATTATAGTTAAATAAATTAAACATATTCACGAAATATGAGATTATTATTGTAATTAACAACGTTATCATTCCATAATCTTTGAAATTAACCCATGTATCTACACTTGATAATATTATTGGAAATGTAACTATCAACATGTATATTATTAAAATTAAACTCAATATTGATATTGGAATGTTTATTGTATCAGGCGTCGACTTAATCATTTTGTCTAACCCATAATTCGCAATTAACAATGCAATTGCAATGCTGGTTCTTGTAATATCATATACAATCGAGCTACGTGTGAATTCGTATGGACCAGTTAATACTAAATCGCTTCCGGTTTTATTATTACTATCAGTATTCACACGGTCCATTGAAACCCTAAAAACAAAGATTGACCATAATAACAATAATATACTAATTATACATACATATTTAATGCCATTATTTATTTGGTCTTTATCTAAAAATACCATTGTATTTATTATATTATACATTATTACTCGATTTTATTCAGGTGGTAATTTATATGTTGTACATAACCATTCAACTAATTCATTGACTTCACATTTTAAATAACCAATTGGACACTTTTTTACATTTAAAAATTGAGGCGATTTCATATCAACTCGTCTATAATATACATATGCACCATATTTACCTTTTCGAATTGACATATTTTTAGTTAACTCTCTTAATATTGGTATTTCACGACTTTCAGGTTTTGATAATTTATTTGTCATATGTTTCTCGAAATCTACTATATCTATTTCATCTAATGGTTTATCAATTGATTTTATACATTCTGTATTATTCCCATATTCGATAAATGCACCATATCGTCCGATTTTTACATAAACACATTCATCATTATATGTACCAATATATCTTGATTTTACTTCTAATATATCATCTAATTTATATTCACCATTCTTTATTTTTTCTAAATTTATATTCATATCACGTTTTACCGGCAAATATTCGATGGTTTTATCATTTAATGTATGTTTTATTATTTGACCATATCTACCAAACATATATTCATAACCGGGTTCTATTGAAAATAATTGTTTTGTTACCGTTTTCATTTCATTTTTCATTTGATTAATTTCTATCATTGTTTCTTTACATAACTCTAATTGATCATTTGAATTATATTCTTGTTTATCTAATTTTATCTCCATGTTCTTGGTATACTCATATGCAAACAATTTATCAAAATTATTAATTAGAAATTCAATAGTTAATATTCCAATTGGTTGTATTACTAACTTTTGTTTTTCTGCACCAAATGTCTTTTCTTTTGATATCGGGGTTATTATTTTACCTTCTAATTCATATTCTGTGATTTTTATCACATCACCAATTAAATCCTTCTTTATAACATATCCTCTATCTTGGATTGTATCTACTATACTTGCAAATGTTGATGGTCTACCAATTCCTAATGATTCTAATTTTTTTATTAAACTTGCTTCAGTATAATGAGAATGTGTATTACGTGATACCACTTCACATGAAATGTTTTGATAATCTATTTGCAATTTCGATGATATAATTGTTTCAAATAAAAACATTTGACTATTTTGAATATTTTGAATATTTGTATCATCATTATTAGATTTTTTATAAGTTAACCAACCTAACCATATTGGTATTTCATTTACATAATTATAATACATCTTATCCGGCGCGGATATACGTATTTCAGTTGTCATTATTCGAGCTGGAGACATGCAACTTTCAATCGTATTTTTTAAAATCAAATTATACAATGACCTTAATTTATTATCTTCTATATACGCATTATCTTTCAATTGTGTTACTCGAATTGCTTCATGTGGCAAACTTGTATTGGAATTGATGATTTCATCTACATTTCTCACATACTTAGATGAACCATACGTTTCTATTATATATTCACCTGCGGTTTTTACAAATACATTTGAATATTTTGTACTTTCTGTTCTCATATATGTTATTAATCCATTTTGATAAAGAGTTTGACATCGACTCATTGTTTCCTTTGGTGATATATTTAATATATTACTTGCAGTTTGTAATAATTTGGATGTATTGAATGGACTAGGTGGAGGTTGAATCACTTCATTTGATGGTTGTTTTTCCATTTGATGTTTATAAGTTTTGGTTTTTGTTAAAAAATTGTATGCATCATCCTTATTGTCAAACTCCTTTGATAATTTAAATTGGATTTGTTGATTTGTCCAACATCCTTTTATTTTATATTTTAAATCTATTTCAGTTGTTGTTAATATATCATTCTCATATACAAGTTTTAATGCAGGGGTTTGACATCTACCCGCTGACAATGCTTTTGATGTATTATTATATAGATATTTCCACAAATATGGAGAAATTGAATAACCAACTAGAATATCCAATACTTGACGGGCTTGTTGGGCATGAACCTGATTCATATTGATAATTGTTTTATTTTTTATTGCGATTTCAATTGCATGTTTGGTGATTTCATGAAAGATTATACGTGGTGTTGTTTCTATTGGTAATTCGAACATTGTACATATATGCCACGCTATCGCTTCACCTTCTCTATCATCATCTGTTGCTAATATTATATTTTCTTTCGGAAATTTTGTAATTATATCCTTCATATTACGAATGTGGGTGCACTTATCTTTAATTGGTGTAAATTTCGGGGTAAAATTATTTTTTATATCAATTGATTTTATACCATCGATCATTTGAATGTGACCATTTGATGCTATACATGCATAATCTAATCCTAGAAAATGTTCGATTTTTTTACATTTTGATGGGGATTCTACTATTACCAAATATTTGGTGTTTAATGATATTGTTGTTGATATATATGACTCATTTGATTTTTTTCGATTGTTATTGTATGTTTTTGACATTTTTTATAATATAATCTATTATTTATTATATTATATATATATCTATACATTTACGTTTTTTACTATATATATATATTTAATTAATTACGTGTTCCATTCAATACTAATAATTCTACATCAGATGCCAATTGTTTATGTAAATCTTTATCATTATTTTTATATTTTTCTTGATATGTATCATAATTTCGTTGTTTATATTCACTGAATTGTGACTTATTATCTTGATATTTTTCATCCAATATACTGAAATTATTTGATACCATTGTATCCAATGCAGTTTTTCTGTCTACTGTTTTCCATGTTTGATTTTCTGTCATTATTGATGCATGTGGCAATTTTTTATTTGGAATCTTTATATTATGATTTTCTGGATGATTGGGGTCAAAATGTATCTTCTCAATTATACTTGGAATTGATTTATATACATTTCCTACACAACGGACTATCATTTGGTCTGTTATATAATCTAGATTTTCACGACCAAATGCATTTATATGTATATGAATTTGTTGATTTTCTACTTGTTGATTTTCTATTATTGTATTTCCACTATTTTTTTCAAGCAACTTATCTATCTGTTCACGTAATACTGCTGCTTCCTTTTCAAATTGTACACGTTCTTTATCAAATGTATTATTCAATATTTGGACTATATCCAATTCGGGTTCATTTTTTACAGTACAATGTTGTTTATGGGCATGTAAACTCTGTCTATGTAAAAATTCATGTCCACAATTGCATACATAATGTTTTACACTTTCGAAATATTTTTTATGAATATTAATAGTATCTACATGACGTTTCAATGATTGTTTTTTTGTAAAACGCTTATTGCAAATTTCGCATAGATAAGACATGTTATATATATTATAAACATTTTGTTTAAGTTAGTTAATTTAATTGTAAGTATTTTGTATAAATATGTAAGTATTTTGTATAAATTTGTAATTATTTTGTATACATTTGTAAGTATTTTGTATACATTGTATGGTGGATATCAAAAATCTACTTCTTTACAATGTCCTAAATCTGCATATACAACTTACTTAAATATATTGTTTATGCATATATAACTTATCTTTTATTATATTGTTCATCGTTAAAAATTCATGTTGGTATATTTCTACTTTTTGAAAAGTAATATTCATATATTTCATATATTATATCTAATCTTAAATAAAAAAATCCCCCCCCCCCTCCAAAAATATATTATTGGATGTAATAAAGTGGCAAAAGTGGCAAGAAATAACCCAATTTATTTTGCTGGATAACCTGAGTAAATAATGCACCAATTTACTATTTTATAACTGCATAATATAAAATGATGCATTTTGGATGCAATAAAGTGGCAAAAGTGGCAAAAGTGGCAATATGCAAACAAACTATGTTATGATATTTGATAATATGAATGCATAATGCACATGTTGAATTCACAATCTAAAAAATGATTCATTTGGATGCATTTGGATTCATTTGGATTATTTTGGATTCATTTGGATGCATTTTTTTGGATGCATTTGGATTCATTTGGATTCATTTGGATGCATTTGGATGCATTTTGTTGGAATGTTGGATGCATTTTTTATTTATAATATATTACATAAATGGGTTAGTAATATATTATATATGTATATTATTACTAATATGGATAATATAAAAATACAAAAAAATGTCGAAAAAGTGGCAAAAGTGGCAAAAGTGGCAAAAGTGGCAAAAAAATACATTTGTGATTTATGTGATTATAGTAGTATAAATAAAAAT